AGCGCGGTTATTTTGTGCGGGTCGCGGGCTCGGCAACCGGCAACGACAGTCCAAACACTCCCGGCATTTATTGCAATATGGATATGGTTGCTTTTGCCGCCTACGGCCCTGAAATTGTGTCCGGGCCAGACGCCGCGACGGCATTCGGGGGCGGCGCGGCCTTGCCCCCCGGCGCAAGCATGACGCCCCCGGCGGGCTCGGCTATGCCGAGCGGCGCGCCCCCCGTGCCCGGTGCCGCCGTTGCCGCCTCGGCCGTGCCGCAAACCCCGACCATGACGGCCAAGGCCGGGGCGCAATCATATGCCGACTTTGTGGCGAACGGATGGACCGACGCCTTGCTTATCGAGCATGGCTATATGATCGCGCCGGTTGCAACGGCCCCGGCCGTGCCGCAAACCCCGACCGCGCCGTATACCGGGTTCATGGGCGTGCCCGGGGCCGTGGCGGGTGCGCCGCCCGTCCCTTTGGCCGCTGCCCCGACTGTGGCGGCCCCTGTGGTCCCGGCTATTCCATCTGTCCCCGGTGCGACCATATCCCCTATTAGCGGCCCGACCATGACAACAAAGGCGGCGGGCCAAACGCGCGAGCAATTCCACGCGGGCGGCTGGACCGATGCCTTGCTGATCGAGCATGGCTATATGACCGCATGACAAATACGCCCGCTTTGCACGCTACGATTGACTTCGAAACAAAGAGCGAAGCGGGCTATTTTTGGAATGACGGCGCGGCCCGGTGGGAAGGCCCGCCGGGCGCGGCGCAAAACAAGAAGGGCTTGCGCGTCATAGGCGCGGCCGCGTACGCCGAACACAAATCAACTGGCGTTCTTTGCCTGTCCTATATGATTCCCGGCAAGGGCTGGAACGAGCCCCGGCGTTGGCGGCCCGGTATGTTGCCGCCGGTCGATTTGTTTGCATGGCTGGCGACGGGCGGGCTTGTCGAAGCGCATAACGTAATGTTTGAACGGTTGATATGGTGGCACGTTTGCCGCCGTGATCACGGTTGGCCGGACCTTCCCGCCGCGCAATTGTCTTGTTCTATGGCGACGGCCCGGGTCAATTCGTTGCCCGGCGGGCTTGGAAATCTTGGCGACGTCCTGCAATTGCCCGTACGCAAGAATAAAGACGGCAAGCGATTGCTTGACCGCTACAGCGTCCCCCGAAAGCCGACGCGAAAAGACGCCCGCCTTTGGATTGATCCGGGCGAGCCGGGCGAAGAAATCGACGCCGAAGGGCTTTATAGCTATTGCGATCAAGACGTCTTAACCGAGATATCCGCATCGCTGGCCGTGCCCGCTATGACGGCGGCCGAGCGCGAATTTTGGCTAGAGGATCAAGAAATAAATTGGCGCGGGCTCGGCATAGACCGTTCGGCCGTACGCGACTGCATTGCAATTCTAAATCAATGCCTAGACCAATACGGCCAAGAAATGCGCCAGATTACGGGCGGCCTTGAGACAACTCAATTGGAAAAATTGAAGGGGTGGCTTGCCGCGCATCACGTCTATGTTGATAGTCTAGACGCCGAAGGGGTGGAAACCGCCCTTGCGCGGATAGTGCCCCACCCGCCCGGGGGCTTATATCCGCCGCGCCGGGTGCTAGAATTGCGGGCGCTTACCGGGTCGGCGACGGTTAAAAAGGTTTTCGCCATGGAAAACATGGCCAGTAACGACGATCGGTTGCGTAACTTGATCGTCCATCATGGGGCGCGAACCGGCCGCCCGACCGGGGAAGGGGCGCAACCGCTTAACATGGCCCGTAGTGGCCCCAAACTGGTAACGTGCGCCCCGTGCGGCCAGCCCTACAAGGCGAAGCATACCGCGTGCCCATGGTGCGCCGCCTCGGCCGTCGCGGGCGCGCATAGGGCTTGGCGGCCGTCTATGGTTGATCCAATCCTAGAAGTCATGCGCGCGCGGTCCCTAGAGCTCGTTGAATGGTATTTTGGTGACGCCTTGCTTTGCATCGCCGGGGTGTCGCGCGGGCTTTTCGTTGCTGACGACGGTAACGATTTGATCGCGAGCGACTACAGCGCAATCGAAGCCGTGGTGACGGCCGAGCTGGCCGGGGAACGATGGCGGCGCGATACGTTCCACGCCAAGAGCGATATTTATCTATCCAGCGCCAGCAAAATCACGAGTACGCCGGTCGCGGATTATATCGCGTATAAAGCTGCGCACGGCGACCACCACCCCGACCGGCAAAAAATCGGCAAGGTTGCCGAGCTCGGCCTAGGTTTTGGCGGTTGGATTACCGCGTGGCGTCAATTTGATGACAGCGACACGTTTACCGACGCGCAAGTTAAAGAGCTGATCAAAGCATGGCGCGCCGCGTCCCCGGCAATTGTGGAACTATGGGGCGGCCAATGGCGGGGGACGCCGTGGAACGGGTATGTCGAGCGCCATGGGTTTGAAGGCGCGGCGATTGACGCGGTATCTAGCCCCGGGGTTGACGTCCGGCCCCGGCTTCGCGGGCGAGACGGGGAATGGCGCAACGACGGCCCTGACATTACTTTTCACTATGACGCGACGCGCGACCGGCTGTTGATCACGCTTCCGAGCGGCCGCCGGTTGACCTATTGGGAGCCCCGCCTTGAGCCGTCGGCCCGGCAATACGCGAGCCCGGGAGAGTTGTCTCTCACCTATATGACTTGGAATTCTAACCCGAAATACGGCTATCTTGGTTGGGTCCGCATGAACACGTACGGCGGCCGGTTGACTGAAAACATTGTGCAGGCGACGGCGCATTGCCTTTTGCGCTTTGCGATTTTGGGGCTTCGCGCGGCCGGGTTTCCGACGGTCTTGCACGTTTACGACGAAATCGTTGTGGAAGTCCCCCGGCGCGTCCCGTGCCCGCCGGGCGTCAAAGATACGACGATCGCCCTCGTTGAAACGATTATGTCTGGCGTGCCGCTATGGGCGCGGGGCTGGCCGGTACGCGCAAGCGGGGGCTGGCGCGGCCGCCGGTATCGAAAGGGGTAGGGACACAAATTAAGACTTGACCGCGCCGTCAACCTTCCGTAGCAAAGGCTTGTAACATGCTTTTATCGGGAGCTTCATCATGGCGTGTCAGAATTGCGGCAAGGACATTGTGGGCCGGAAAGCCTTTTGCGCCCATACGTGCCGTGAGGCGTTCCACAACAGAATGAGCAAGCGCGGCCGGGTGGCGATGCCCCTTGCGCTGGCGTGGCGCATAAAGCGCGGCGGCGGCCCCGTGGCCAAAGCGGCATTTCAGGAATTGTGCGCCTATCTAGATCACTGCAACGCCGAAGACCGCACGGCCGGACGGCCGCCCATGGTTGACCATGTTGCCAAGCGGGGCGACTGGAACGGCGGGGCCGGGTGGCGCGAGCGCGCCTAGGCGATTAGCATACCCGACCGGCGGCGCGGCGGCGAAAAGAAAACCGCAACGCAAACTGATTGCTCGGTCACGACTACCGACGGAATATTGACCAGCGAAATGGCCGCCGATTGCTCGGTTACGACGACTTCCGGGATATTGACCAGCGAAATGGCCGCCGATTGTTCGGAAACCGACAGCGTGCCGGGCGCAGGGCCACCTCCGGCGGAAGCCGTGCCAACCGGAGCCGCGCCGACCAGATAGAGCCCGGACATTAAGCGACGGTGCCGTAAAGCCGGAACCGACCGCCCGTGATGTTCCCGCCAGCTTGACAGTAAAACCGCGCGCCGTTGACCGGGGTGATGCTGCGATAGCGCCCCGCGCCTAGTTGCGCGTAGTTGTTGCCGTCTGCACCTGATACGGACCCATCGTGTGTTATCTGTTTGTACTTGTCGGCTAGGCCGGGGTGCGCGAGCCGAAACCGGAAAGACGCGCTAAGAGGCGCTGTACCTGAATTGATATTGGGCGTTTGATAGCCCGTATCGTTCTGGCCGTGGATAGTGTTGTTATATCCGCCAGAACCCCAAACAGTTTGCGCCCAATCATAAAGGCCGGACCCGTCAAAAGTCGCGCCCCCATCGGTGGAAAGCTGCATATAGGTAGGATTGTCAGACGTAACGCCCGACACTTCGATTTCATAGTCGAGATAAACCGCGTTGTTAAAGGCCGTAAGCGCCACTTGCGCAACCGCCACGCCGACCGCGACGTCTTGCAGAAGGACGCGATTGCCGGACCCGGCGATTGTTTGGTAATCGGCGGTGTTGGCCACGCTGGCGATGGTTGCCGCGCCGGACAGCGCAAGGCGCGCGCCAGTTGAGCTGGCAAAGGTACTATCGACGCCCGGACCCGGCCGCGTGATTGTCCCCGGCCCGGCCGCATAGAAGCCTCGGCCGAGCTCCCACGCGTTGCCGTCTTCGATCAAATAGCTGATCGTGGCCCCGTCGGGTGCCCCGGCGGCGGCCCATGACTGAAACGGCACGATTGCCGCTCCTAGTGTTACGGTGCCCGCCCCGGCGGTTGCCGTGGCGACTTTGGCGCGGTTCAAAAGCATATTTTAAGCCTCACTCACAAAGCCGAGTTGCACAGGGGCATTCCACCCGGCGGCCGTCCACTGCAACCCTGTAGCGGGGTCAACATTATACCGCGCGCCGAAGTGGCCAAATAGCACGTCTATTCCGGACAAGTTGCCGGTTTGATGGTCCACCCCATCCCCGCCGCGAATGAGCGATTGAAGGTTTGCCGGGGCCGTGCCGGAATTTTTGCCGCGCAACCAATGGAACGCGCCTAAGATTTCGTACCCATCGGGCAACGCGATATTGCTCATGGGATAGCTTTGCAGCAAACCGGCGGCCGTCGCGGTGTTGGCCGTGCTATCGTCGGTTATCACTTCGTTTACGTCAGCGTAGGTGCCCGTCCATTGGCTATGCGCCCCGGCCCCCGTCGCGCGCCGCGTAAAAACATGCGCGTTTACGGTTGATAGGTCTTCGGTAACGAGAATTTCGCTTAAAACCGTTTCGACCTTTGGCGGCGGGCGGCCGGGGCCGTCGATACTTTCAAGGATCGCGTAGGCAAGATTGGTCATAAGTGGCTGATTAAAGCCGACGCGCGCAATGATCGGGTTGCCGCTTATACCCATGGCCACGCTATGCGCGCCGCCCGCGTCAATCGTGACAATAATATCCCATGGCGCGACCCGGCGATTAGAACCCGGTTGGCCGTAGGTATTGACGCCGATATTAGCCCAAACAGGCCCGCCGCCGGACCCGTGGTTATACTGCAATTGGCCGCCCCAAAGCATACGTAGCCAAGGGTAATCCGCGCTATCGTAAAACGTAATGCAGGAACCGACAAAACCACTATCGAAATTCATGCCGATAGTGGCGTGCCAATAGAGCGTATGGCCGACGCCGACGCTATACCGCACAAGAGCCGGGGCGGCCGCCGGGTCGTAAAAGTTAACCGCGATTGAACCCGCGCTGCCAAAGTTTACGCCCGCGTCGCTATATGCCGGGTCAATATACGCGGTGTCTTCGCTGATCGTGCCCGCCGTGACGGTCACGCTATCGCTACGGCACCCGGCAAATAACAGCTTTGACATAGTAGCCCCCGAAATCAGAATATCAGACGATAGCCCTGTTTATAGACGTTTACCAGCCGGACGCCGGGGGGCAAATGTTTTCGCACGGCGCATAGGTGGACGCAAAGGCTGGACTTGTTTTTGACGCCCACGGCCATGAGCTCTTGCGACGTTATCAAATCGCCGCCCAAAAGCATTGTCAGCATTTGCGCTTGGCGTTTTCGCAAGGGAAGCGTGCGCCCGGCATGGTAAACCGTGGCGGGGTTTGCCGTATGGGTAAAGCGGGCTCGGCTCATTTGACTGTTTGCGCCGACTTTGCGCGGGCCAGCGCGGCGGCGCGCCATTGCGCTACGCCGGTCATGCGATCGGCGCAATCGTTGCGCTGGCGACGGACGTGGGCCAATTCGTTCGCAAGTGCGGCGTTTGTCGTCGGGTCACTGTTAGCGCGGTCACAAGACTGGACTAGCGCGGCGTCTGGTACGTCGGCCGGGGCAAGGGCAATTTTAAGGGGTACGTAGGGCTTCCCGCACGCTGCTAGGCAAAGGGCTAGAAGCCCAATCGGCCACTTTCGGGTCATTTGCGACTGCCTTTTCAATGATCGTTCGAGTATTGGTTTCGCGTGTCGTATTGCCCCCAACCTTGGCCGCAACCGCTGCCGCGATCGCGTCGTTATCGACCCTTTGCGCTTTTGCCGCGTCAATCGCGGCCAAGAGCCCGGCATTGGCGGCGGTAACGGTTTTGACTTGTTGCGCCGCCGCTTCGAGCTTTGCCGCTTTGACCGCGTTGTCTTCATGCAAAAACCAGACGGCTACCGCCAACCCGGCAATCGGAACTGCGTACCAAAAGCGCGCGAGCAAAGATAAGAAAACCGCCATAGCCAACTATTAACTATTTGCGGCGTTCGCGTCAACCGGCGGGGGCGTGATCACGCTTGCCGTTGCGGTTACGGTTGTCGTCGTCGTGCCGTCGTCGTCGTCGTGACTTTCGGCCTCAATCCCGTCTTTGCCTATTTTAATCGCTCGGATAGACACAAAGCACGCTAGCGCGATCACAATAATTAGGAGCGCGACCGCAACGTAGGCCGCAAGCCGCGCGAAGGCGTCTAGCAGCGCGGCGGGAGGCACGCCCTGCCAATACCGGATGGAATAGAGCGCGTATGCGATCACGGCCGTTATGACCGGGCCGGACCCGGCAAAGCACAAGTAAACCAGCGTTTGCCGTCCGGCGTGCGACAAGGGGGCGGGGCGCTTCATGCCAGCGCGTCTTGGAATTTGATAGCATAGATGGCGATATCGACCGCCCGGTCTTGCCCGTTGATAATATGCCGGGCTTGGATAAAGTCGGCCCGACTGGCCGCCCCGGCGCTCGGCAAATAAGTGGCGAATTCTCGGCCGGTAAACCAGCCGCCGTCCATGCCGCCGCGCATGATCCGCGCGGCGTTGGCCGGGTCAAGGACTAGCTCGGGGGCGTCAATCAAATCGACGCCAATCGCCGCGCCTGCCTTGGCGTAAAGCGCCCGGCCGGTAAGCTGCACATACCCCCGGCCATGGTAGCGCGCGCCGTCGCCCGGCTGCGTATTGCCGAGCATGTCCGCGACGCCCGGCCGGTTGCCGTGCATGTCATACATTCGGAAAAAATAGTTATCGTCGCCCATTTCGTTAATCGGGTGCATGGTATGCGCGGTTTCAAGGTAGGCCGTGGCCAGCGCGTAGGCGACAAAAGCGCGGGGGTCGCCGTCCATCGCGTCAAGAATGGCGTTGCATCCGTCAACGTCACTTTGCATTAGGGACGGCGCGAATAGCCCGCCCCGCACGGTGTCAAAAAACTTGGCCCGGTCCATTTTGCAAATCCCCCTGATAGTGTTCGTCTCGGGTTATGCGTGTCAGAAAAACGCGGGCGTGGCGCTCAGCAATGCCGCTCGTGTCTTTGTCTTCCGACGCGCGTAGCAACGCGACAACATGGTCTAGGGCTTCATCGAAAAAATGCAATCGCGCTTGCAAATTCCGAAGGTCAATTGCTTCTTTGCGTGCGGCCGCGACCTCTTCGCGCGCGGCGGTCAAAAGGTCAAAAGTCAACTGGTCACGGTGTCGCTCGATCGCGTTCGCTTCGGTAAGCGCGTGGCGTTCGGTTTGTTCCTGTTCGGATTGTGCCCGAACTGTCCGGTGCGAACGGCTCTTAAAAAACGCTACCCCGCTTTGACCTAACCAAGTAAACGCGCCCCCGGCCAAGGCCGGGACGATCAAATTCAGGTCCACCTTTGCCCCCGCGAAGTTTGTATCCAAAAGGGACGATATGGCAAATTTGTGCTTGACGCAAAGGGCTTTACGTCGGGCCGTTTGCCGCCGGAATGGGCGGGCTTATCGGATATGGGGTAATCGCCACGGGGCTTTGATTGGTGTTGTAATAAACGGCTGCAAGAGCCGCCTCTAGTCCGCTAATACGCGCGCCTAAGCCGTCTTCCAGCGCGTCAATCCGCGCGACTAGAGCCGCCTCACGCGCGTTTACGCGCAACGACTTGAACCAAAGGCAAATACGCGCGTGTAAAGTCATATCAATTCCCTATCGCTATCCAGTCAAAACCGTACCCGTTATTACCCCCGCTTGACGCGCCATAATTCATATAGAACCCGGCGGCGGTTCGAATTGAAGTTTTGCCCCATATATCATTATTAGTATTGCCGGGGTCGGGGACAAAGACAACAGGGAGCGCGACCAGCGTAGCCGTAGGAAACGGATTGGCGTATGTCGTTAGTACCCCACCTTCGCCCGGGTGAAAGTTTCGATTGGTGCCGAATTTCATAAATAGCCCGCCAAATAGCGGGACTGTTTCGGCGTCGCTAGTAAAGGCTTGATGCAAGCCGTACGGCGTTAGATACTTGTGATCGTCGGTTCCTGCCAAAATGTCAGCCGCCGCCGCTCGGGCTTGGAAAAACGACAAGGGCGAAATATACCGGGCCGGGTCAACGCCAGCAAGGACGGCCGCGCTATCCGCGCGAAGCTCGGCCAGCGTCAAAGGCGTCGCGTATTTTACAACATTGGTCCCCGTGATCAATTCGCCAATTGTCGCCGGAACGGGCAAGACCAGCTCCCAATCAAGCGCCCCGCCGCCTTCCGGGTTGGTGGCGTTGTTGTCCGCTGTCGATACGTAAAAGACATTCGGGGCCGCCGTCGATTGCACTACCGCGCCGAAAGGATAGCCGCCAATCGCGGTTGCAAAACCGTTGTCGAAATGAACGGCCCCACCCGCCGCAACCCATCGGGTCCATCCGGTGATTTCGAAAAGAATGCCGTTCATGTCTTTAATCGAGGGGGGTACGCCGCCCGCGCCGATGGGCGTTGCGTTGAGCGGCACAAAACCGTCGTGCAGGCTGGCCGCGCCGTCGATAACGCCGATTTGCGACGCGACCGGAATTGCGCGGGTATATCCGCCCCCGGCCGATGAAGCAAAAGGGATTGGCAATTTTGCGGGAATGTCAGTTGCGCGCATTGGTCACGGTCCCTAAAGTTGTACGATCGTTGCCGAGACGCCGACCGGGCGCGGCAAAACGCCGGATTGCGAAACAATCGCGAAATCGACCGGGGAAAGCGCCGCGCCGAAGGTATAGGTCATGGTCATGTTGCCCCCGTCGGTAGCGTAGCAATTCCCGTAGGCCCCGGCAAATAGGTTGATTAAAATTTGATTGATGGCCGGGATAGAGCCGTCGCAAATATTGGCCAGCGCCTTTGCTAGGATCAAGCGGCGATAGGCGTCGTCGGACAAGGCAAAATTGTTGGTTAGGGTGCCCCCGCCATAAAATATGGCTTCGTTGAAGCTGTGCCCGTCGGTGCTTTCCGAAAAGCCGAAATAGGCGCTTGGCGCGGGAAGCTGTAAAATTCGCGATACCCCGACGATCCGGCCCCATACGTCAAGGCCATATCCGGCGGCCGTATTGACGTCAAAGACCAGCGCATAGAACGCGTCAAAATTGACCGTCGGGTCAACATAGTCGGCAAAGTTTTCGATCAAGGCCAGCAAAACAGGACTGTTGGCGTATTGGCTAAGGACGGTCGCGAACCAGTCGAAAACAGCCGACGAAACATTGCCCGCGCTGTCAATCGCTTCTGCAAGCGCGAGCTGGCCTAGAGCCTCTTCGCCAATCATGCGAGCGCAACCGAAATATTGGCCGGATTGATCGTAGGCACTTGATCAATGTTGACCGGCAGGTCGTCGCTAGATGGCCCCGCGCCCGTGCCGATTTTGATCGAAACGATTTGCGCCCACGCGCCTAGTAGCGCGATCGGCGCGTAAAACCGGCTGGCATAGATCGCCGCGCCGATACGCGCGCGCGGGCCGCCGTCGGTGCCCGCAAACGCCTTAACAATTGCCGCTTGGATTTGCGCGAGCGCGTCCGCCGGGACGGCCGCGCTAGAAGCAATCGTGACTGCGAAATAAATGGGCAACCCGGTTGGAACCGTGAATTTGACGTCGTAAGACGGGTAGGGCAAGACATAGCCCGAATTGCTATCTTTTACGACAATCGTTGTTGTGCCGGTATAGGCGCAACCCGGGGCCTTCTTGCGCCATATCGCCCGTGCAATATCGGCCAGCGCGCCACCAACAACCGACACAAAAACCGAGTTGGCCGCGATCACTACGCCGCCAAGGGTCACGGGGGCGGCCGTGTCGTTTTCGGTAACATAGGCGTCTAGCACGCCGGGCACGTTCAGGACGTTGGCCCGGATGGCCGGGAGCGTACCGACCGCGTTAAGCGCGACCGACGCCGCGCGCCGTTGTTCGAACGCGTCGCGAGTTTCAACTAGACGCCCTAGAACGCCTTCGGCCGGGTTGGTGATGCTATCCCACCCGGGTATGGCCCGATAGATTGTATTGAGCGCGGTCGGGGGGACCGGGACGGGGCCGGTTGCAATGCAGGCAAACGGGAGCGTGACCGTTCCCGCGCCGCCAATAACGCCGGTTGCGGTGCTGGCAAATACGTCCCCGTCGGCACTACGCGCGAGCGACCCGACCGGGATAATCGTACCGGCCAGCCCGGCGCAAATGGCTTGTACGGCGGTCGGTTCGGCCGGGTCACGTTCTAAGAAATAGATACGCGCAAGGCCGTCTTGATATCGACCTTCGGCGAAAGCTGGGTCAAATTGCGTGGTAATCTTGCAGAAGAGCCCGTAGCAATAGCCCACTACGGCCGTCCAGCTCGTTGCAAGCTGGCCTTGGGGGGTTGTCGGGTCGGAATTCAAATTGCCCCCAAATGCCGCTTGAAGGTCGGCAATCGTCCCGGCAAAAATCGCGCTCTCGGCCGGGGCCGTAAAACCGTTCGGCCCAAAAGTCGGTTGTGGCACGTTTGTCAATTTCAGCCCCCCTAGAGCGTAACAGTGAGCGGCCCCGCCGTCGTCTGGCACTGGATTTGCCCGCTAATGCTCCGTTCGGCAACCGTAACCAAAAACACTTGCGCCGACAAGACGCCCGGGACGGTAAAGGCTTGCGAGATTATCGCCGCCTTGAGTAGTTGCGTTGGGAACGCGCGGCCGAGCCCTTCCGTAAAATAGGGCACGCCTTGCGACGGCGGCCCATAATACAGCTCGCCTAGAAACAGCTTTGCCGCACTGGCGACGTCTTGCTCTAGGGCGTAGGGAGCCGTGGCCACGGCTATATTGCCGGTGGCGTCAATCGTTAAATCCCAAGCGGTACGATCGAGCAAAAGCGTGTTCATACCGCCAGCCTATCCGCAAAACGCAAAAATCGCAATCGCTCAAAAATAAGAGCTTGACGGCGCGGTCAACCTTTGATATCTGATATCAGGTAAGGGAGAAAAGACCATGAATGCCAAAATGATGAATCCCGTAATCACGATCAACGGAACGGCGCGCAAAAGCCTTGTGGCCGACCGTTTAGAGATTTTGCGCGCCGTCCGCGATGCAATGTCCGCGATGCAAGCGATTGCGCCTCACGGCCGCGATTACGTCGGCCAGAATGAACGCTACGCGGCCGACCGCGCAATCTATCAAGCGCGGTTTGCTCTGCTCGATCAACTGCACAACGAAATCGAAGAAGAAGCTCTGTCTATCCACCGGGATTAACGATTTCGTAACGGGTATCTGATAGCTATAAATAGTCACGCGGTTAGGGAGTTTGCGCCATGAAGAAATTGCCTTTCAATGAAGTTTACGCCGCCGCGATCGCCGCCGGGGCCGAGCCCGCCGCGATCGAAGCCGATGCGGTTCGCTACGCCCGGCAAGTTAAAAGCGTGCCTTTTAACAACATGATCTACGCCTTGAACTTGTGCCCTTGGCATAACGGCCGCGAAGAATGGGCGCGGCTGGCGGCCGCCATGCGGGCGAAACAGATTGCCCGGAAGGTCGCGGCATGATCGCCCCGGCCAAAATCGCCCGGGAACTGGCCGCCAATCCCGGTATGGACGAATTGACGGCATACCGGGCCGCACAATCGCGCGTACTGGCGCGGCGGTATTCGCCGGACGTCCGGCGCGCGGCCATCGCCGCAAGAAGGGGAGTTTACGCATGAGCCGGAAACCAACAAAGCGCGACTTGCGCGCCATGGGCTACGCCCTTGCAGACGAAATCGAAACCCGTGCGCTGGCGAAGACCGCCGGGGGGCTGTCCCGCGTTGCCGCGATCAACGCCGTCTTGGCCGAAATGGCCGGACATGAATAGCCCGGTTGAGCGCCTAGAGCGCCTTATCGCGTTTCGCGATGACTACGCGGGCCGTGGGGCCGAAGAGCGAAGGGCGCGCAAAATGGCCGTATTGATGGCTTGGGCCGCGCTGCCCCAACAGCGCGATCGGGACCGCTTTCGCCGGGCGGCCGGGGCGTGACCACGCTTGACGTCCTGCGGGTCGCAATCCGCGTTTATTTTGGGCTGGCGTTTCTTTTCGCCGCCCTTGTTATTATCCGGTCATTAAGGAGACTTTAACCATGTTTCACTTGCTTATAATTCTGGTCGCCAACGGCCAGCAAATCCCTTTGGCCGACGTTGCGTTGAATAACGCATACCCGTCGCGCGCCGCGTGCCTTGCCGACGGCCGCCGCCGCGTGGGGGGTATGCGAAGCGCGGGCGGGCGCGGCCGCTATCTGTGCATGTACGAAGGGGAAAGCAACGCCGCTTTGCGCCATGAAACCAAAGTAGCGTTTTAGGGGTTGGGCGGCCCCGACCCGCCGCCGCTATGCGTATGCGTGGCAAGACTGATATGGGTTGGCCCGGCAAAGACGTCGCCCGTCGCATAAATGTTGCCCAAAACCGTGACCTTTGACGCGGGCTTGATTTCAACGTCGCCGTCGGCCTTAAAGCGAATGTATTGCGCTGGCGTGCCGTTCAGGACGCCGCCGATATAAAGTGCATCGGCCATACTAAACCGGCGGCGCGATCCGGGGTTGCTCGGGGCTTTGTTGTTTTTGACGCTGGAAAGGTCGTGGGAGCCGAAAACGCATATCCCGATATCCCCGACCGCCGGGTCAATGATCACGGCGTTAGAACCGCCCTGCACCCGCATGTATGGGACGTTATGGATTATCCCATGCGGGGTCGGCTGGCCCCGGCCGTCAAGTTGCGCGACCATGGGTTGCACGTCGATAAACCCCACCGGCGCGACTTCGCCAACATTGGTCACGGCTTTAACTTGCACGAGCGTTGTCGTTGCCGTGCGGCCGAGCATTGACCGAACAACAAAAGTTAATTGCCCGAATTCAGTCGCCGCGTCGGCGTAATCGCGCTGCCCCGCGTAGCTGTTAGCGTCGTTCATATTTGCAATCCGAATAAATGACAGTCGATTGTCGTGAACCACTTTCCGCCGGGCACTTCGGCTTCTAAGTCGTGAATTACGCTATAGACCGTCCACGATCCATTTGCTTGCGCAATGGCGCTTTCGACCATAATTGTCGTGCCGTAATCAATCGAAGAGTTGAATAATGTCTGCACTGTAAACCCGGTTTGCGTATGAATTGGATAACCAATCATGCCCGTGTCTGGCGCGATCCTAACCGCCGTATTACCCCGCGACCCATTTTGCGGCCAAATTGCGAGCTTGTCCGGTTCAATAGCCAAATTGCAGGGAATGTGCGCGGCAAGGTCGGTCGCCTGCGTTCGCAAATCCCCGTAAAGGTATGGGTTAGAAATAACGCCTTGAACCCCGCTGTTTTCGAATTGCAGGCCCATTTGTGTCGCGATGCCCGACATGGCCAACCCGACGTCAATCGAGCCCTTGTAGGATGTTGGCGGGACGGGCTTAAGCGCCGCAATTAAACCCGTCCGAGCGACGGCCGTAAACGAGACTTCCGGCATGTTTCGGGCGTCAACCCACGCCTCTTGTATGGTGCCCTGAAAAACGACAGAGAGCCCCGCGCGGTCGGTGCCCGCCTCAACCGTAAGCGTATTATTGCGTACGTCGTTGTAGTTTGTCCCTAGGATCGAAAGCGCGTTCATTGTGTCGAGTTTCATCCCAAAAACGCGAAGGTTGCACTCGGCCATGACTAGCCCGGCTTTTGAAATGTTGACTATGGCGCGCAACCCTTCGACCGTGAACGTGTCGCCTTTGCCGTCGCCAAAGTCGCCAGAACCAAGTTGAAACGTCAGTCGAATATGCCGCTTGACCAGTGCCACTTAAGCCCCCGCGAATAGCAGCGCGACGCGGCCGCCTAGGTCGGAAAAATGGATATCGCCAAGCCCGCCTTGGGTATCATGAAAGAAGAAATCGCCCGCGAAGCCGAGATACGGCGACCGGACTATGGCGTTATCGTTTTGGCAAAGGACGCCGCCGATTTTAAGCGCGCCGTTTACCGAGACGTCAACAAACAATCCCTCAGCCCGTTGCGACAAGGATAGTTGCACGGGTTGCCCGGCGAGCTGCACAGTTAGCGATTGCGCGGGGCTGGCGACTAGCGGAATGGCCGAGAATGGACAACCGAGCCGGGACAAGTCGTTGATCGTCGCTCCCGCCCCTATTAGACCCGTTGCCGCGCTGGCGCTCTGTGCTGGCGTTTGCGCGGGCGTAAAGGGAACGGGATTGGCTTCGATCGCCCGTTGCGCGGCGGGGCTTAGGGTTGCGGCCGGGGGCGGTAGCTGTTGAAGCGTGACCGCGCGCGGCTGTTTGGGGCCGCCTAGGACTTGAGCGGTCCCTTCGGCCGCCTTGCTGTCACTAAACGCCGATGCGACGCTTTGCCGCACTTCGACCAGCGTAATTTCGACCGATAGCAGCGTGAGGCCCTTTTGCGCCGTTCGTTCGTAGTCGTAGCGAACCACGCTTCGATTGATAAGCGTGGTTTCCGGCATAACGACACTGAAAAGTTGCGCGACTGTTTCCAGCATGGTGTCTAGCCGCGATAGAAAAGTCGCGCGATCCGCGTCGCTGCCACCTTTGGTCACGCGTACCCGGACTTCGCCCGGCGTTGCAATCTTGTTAAACGTCTGAAAACCGCCGTCTTCGGTTGGGTAATCCGACATGCGGAATTCGCGCATAGGTTCGACCATAGCGATATTATCCACGGCCAGCGCAATTGTCCCGTCGGTTTTGTAAAGGCCCCAAGTGACGCGCGAGCTTGCCGCCACGCCCGGGCCGTCCTTTGACAGCGCCGGGATTTTGGCGGCGGCCGTCGTGCCCGATTTGCGGAAAACCGGGGGGACGCCTTTAACGGCCGGGACGTCGGGGTATTGGGGGTCGGCCATCAGTCTAGCGCCCCGTCGCTTTGCGCGACCATACTTCGGCGCTGCATGGCGTTGGGTAGCGCGCGAGCGAACCCATGCGCGTCGCGAACGCCGCCTAGCTGAATAGACCCAATATTCACAGTGCCCCCGCGCGAGCCCCCGGCAAACATCGCGGGGGGCGTCAAGTGGAGCGCCTTATACCCCCGGATAATATCGTTTACTAAGTCTTGCATATGCTCGCCGTTCTTGCCTTGCGGGCGCATGAAATCGCGCAAGTAGGAAACCAGCGTGCCCGTTACCGACGTCTGGCCTTTGACCTTCTTGCCGCCCGCGTCGCCGCCGTTAAGCTCGGATATCAGGAATTCGGTTTGCTGCGCTATTGACGGCGCGCGAGTATGGTATCTTGCGTAAAGGGCTTCCGCACGGGGGCCGCGCCATTGCCCAATGCCAAACGCGCCTTTGCTAGACATGCCATAGTTGCCGCCCGTTTCGGCTTGAATGCCCGCCATGATACCCTTGCTTTGCTCGGCACTAAACCCGGCGCGCGCAAGACCCGAAGAAATTGCATCCGTGCTCCCGCCGCCCCCCGCCGCCGGGGCCGGGCCGCCTAAGCTGATTGGCGTGCCGCCCGCCTTGATCCGCTCTCTTTCGGCAAAATAAGTAGCGATATAGCTGCCACTTTTGCCTTTCAAGTGCGCCCGCATATCCTCTTCATACGTCCCCGCGACATAGCTATCGATATCGGCCGGGGTTTTGACGCCCGCCTTCTTTAAGGCGTCGTACGTGTCGCGGCCGCCAATGAAACCGTGGGTTGCAAGCGTCGTCGCAAAATACGCCTTTTCCAGTTTGTCTAGATTGGTCACGGCCAACATGATTGACGCGGCCAGCACAGTAAACGGGCCACCGACAAGAATAGCCGTGCCCAAAAGCGCCTGAAATACCCCATCAACCTTTACGCCTTGCGGCACCACTTTGGCAAACGCGTCGGTTAGTGTGACCAGATTATTGACCAGCTTATATACTTCCGGGCGCAATAGCCCTGAAATTTTGTTAGCCAATTCCGCCGTTTTGGCTTGCAGCTTTTCCGCCGCCTTCGCGTCGGCTTCTGTAGCGGCCGCGTCCTTCTTTCGTGCTTCGACAATTTCATTTATTTTGTCGGTGCCGAGTTGCAAAAGGTTTATCGTGCCCTCGTCGATACCCATATTTTGCAAAAGGGTATGCGCCATGGGAGCGCCGTATTTTTCTCGAAACTTGCCCACGGCGTCGGCCATCTTGCCGAGCATATGCGCCGGGCCTTCTTTTAAGTCGTCGCCGGTGATCCCAAGCTTGGAGAATTCGACCGCGTTGTCGGGGAGCTTGCCCATCGCTGCGTTGTCGCGCGCGGTCGCCATCTTTTGAAAAAACGCGTCAATCCCTTCGGCTGACCCGTTTACGCTCTTTACGGCCAGCTCGTAAGCCGACAGCGTATTTGTCAGCATACCCAGATTGCCCGCAAGCCGACCCGTGGCGGCGTCGCCAGTAATCATGTTGCCGATGAAGTCTTTAACGCCGCTTGCGCCTTGAAACGCTAGAAACAATCCGACCGCTTCGTTGCGCACTTTGCTAAACGCCGCCCCGGTTTTCTTGCCGAAGTCGTCGTACGTTTTGCCGGTCTTATCGACGTCTTCGCGAGCGTCTTTTAGGCCCTTGCCAGTTTGCTTGCGGCCCTTTTCGAAGCCGGAACTGTCAAGCCCAAGAACTACAAGAAGGCTGTCAATTACCGTTGGCATAATCTCGCGCCCGCCTTTGGTTTTCGGTATCGACCGTTAAAATTTCTAACAAATCGTAAACGTCTTCTAGCCCTAGCGTTGTGTCGATTTCGGTAAGCGTGGCCAGTTTTGCGTTTACGACAATGGCGATGCTTGCGGGTATGTTTCTATGGCGGCACCACTCAATTTCGTCTTCGTCGCCGCCCCCAATTCGGACAGGAAGGCGGCCACGGAAAAACCCGTATGGACTTCGATAACCTCACTGCGCAGCGTCAGCAACGTGGCGATTTCTTCCACGTCGTTATCCCAATCAATCAACCGCGTAAAAGGTCGCTGCGTAAACTGGTCAATTTTGCTCGGGTCCGGGATAAATTGAACGCAAGTCAGCATTTCGTCTAGCAGCGGTTCAGCGTCCACAAAATCGAGCTTGGCCAACGATCGCACGCCGACCGCCGCAAGACCGGCCATACCAGTGCTTGCCGCCTCTTCGGCGTCGCGTTCATCGCTGCCCGACTTGCCGACCGCAAACAAAACGCGGGCGGCCCATTTTTCAGATTGGCGCGGGGGCATTTCAGTTATGAGAAACGCCTTGCCCAAATCGCGGCCGTCGGCACTGATCACGATTGTTTGCATTTTTCGGGCCATTAGATCGCGCTCGGTTCGATATCTTGCATTTCGAGCATGAACTTGCGCCCCTGCAAAACCTTCTTGCCGTCGGGCAAAGGCTTGTAATTTTTCAGAACCACGCGTACCAAATTGTACTTCTTTTGGACCGACCGGAGATAGATTGAACCAAACCCGAAGTATTTCTCACGTACGCTTCGTTCGGCCGAGTACCAGCGTTCGAAGAAATCAACGCTATCGCTATCCGCTTGAAGCGAAATGCTCATTTTCTTTGTCGTCGCGACCCACCCGGCCGACAAACGCGCGTCTACCCCCATGACGGTTTCGGCGGTGTCGATACCTTCGGCGTCAAAAATGTCTTCGGCGGTAAAGCCCTGCATTTGCAAAGCGATGTCGAATAAGCCTGTTACGCCAAGCAAGAGAATGGCGTTTGCGCTCGTGATGGTTTTCTCGGCCATGGCTTATTGCACCTCGATTGAATTAAGCGCGATTTTTTGGACAGAACCGCCGTCGGTATACCAAAACAGAATTGGCGGCGAACCGCGCGCGGCGCGTACGGCGGGGCTTGCGGGTTGCACTTGCAGATACCAGCCCCGGGTTGCGATCGTGTCGGAAACCTTCGCCCCGGCGGCCGAGTTTACCGCCGCGATTTCAGTAGGCGAAAGCGTAACGCCGGATTGAATTGCGCCAAATTTAACCGCTTCATCAATCGGCCCCTGCATTGCCGTTTCGATCAACGCATAGCCGACGTCGTTGTAGGGGATAGACGTAACCGTAACGAGCAATTCCAAGAGCGCGAGCTGAAAGCTATTGGTTAACCAAATTTCGTTGACCAGCGTATCGGACCATTTGAAAGGCCCGGTAACAGCCCCGTTGTAAAAGAAGATAAACCCTTGCGCAGCGGTCGCATACGAGCCGTAGTAGCTGCACCCGTTGGCAAGAAGTTGGTCGGCAATCGGCGCGCTCGTGACGCCCGCCAATAGCCCGGTTTGCGAGCGAAGCGCCAAATTAACGCGGCCGTTTGTCGCGCCGAAGTCGATTGACGCAAAGATGCCCATAACGGCGGCCGCTTTGTTGTAGCCGTCCACCGGGTCGAAGAGTGGCAAAACGGCGGCGTAGTTGGCAACCTTGATCCGGCCGAGCGCGGTCGCGCTATCGTCGGCCGTAGTCAACGCGGCGTTATCGTCCCACATTACATAGACGTAGCGATTGGCTAGCCCGGTATTCCACGCAGCAAAGGCAACCATGTCGTCGGTTGACGGCTTGAAAGCGGTCATAAACGACGCGAAATTTTGCGTTTGCGCAATTACGGCGGTCATGGCCACGGCTGGCGTTGCGGCGTTTGCGCCGCCCGATACGATCGCGCCAGTCGCGCCGGTAAGGGCCAGCCCGGTTGCGAACGCGTCAACTACGGCTACCGTGATGGACGACGCCGCCCCGGCCAAACCCGAAGTAACGACAAAAGATTGCCAAGTGCTGTCATAGGACGCGACGACGCCGCCCACCTTGGCGTCAACGCCGGTTGCGGTAGCGCTGGCGTTGGCCGTGAGAGTATAGACGCCCACGCCGCCCGCCGCGCCCGATATTTGCGCCAAGACGCGTGCCCCGGCGGGAATGCCCGCCCCGGCAATCGTATCGCCAACCGCAACCGCGCCAGCCACGACGGCCGTAACCGAAATAGTTGGGGAGCCCGAATTTGTCGAAACAGTCATATCGCCGTCGGAATAGCCGAGCCCCGCCGTGATCAAAGCGGCGGCCGCCGAAAAACTGTTGGCGGTCGAAAGGTCAATTGCGGCCGATACGACAACAACGCCGTCGATTGTCAGGGACAGAGTACCCGCCAGAGCTTGCAGCGCCGCGATGGTCAAAGCCCCGACGGAACCACCCTTGAGATACGCGGGAACCGCGCTTGTCGCGTACTGTGCAAACAAAATCGCCGCCGGGGTGATCGGCGCGCCGTCGTACCCTTTGAAATACCGGGTCGCCAACTGATATTCCAGCGACGCCAAGCCAAAGAACGCGCCGACACTATCCGCGCCCGCAAACGACTGCACTGCGCCGATGGGCACCCGCGCGCTAGACGACAGGATAAGGCCCGACAAATCCAGACCAGTGCCCCCGGCCGAAACAACCGAAGGCGTGACCGAGACGATGCGCGACGCGGGAATGCTGGCAACCATGAATTTACCCCCCAAGGGTCGGGTTAACGACTGGAACGAGACTAGCGGCGAATTGCGCCGGTGTCGATACCGTCGGTTTAATTTGTGCCGAAAGCGTCATAACCCAACGGTTTTCGTATTGTTGTTCGCCATTTATAAACGGCATTTGATTGCCGTCGCTGGCATAGAGCGGCGCGATTGGCGTCGCGGCCAGCGCGTCCCGGCCGAAATCGTCAACGAAAACCGCCGCGATCACGCTAGCAACGTCGGACCCGCTAGGGCCGTGAATGTCTAGCTGCAAATCGAACCGGGCATTGTGTTTTATCGTCTTGGCCCCGGGGTTAGGGTTGACCTTATCCCAATCGTCCACGTTGGTTGCGAGCCGGGCGCGGCTCTTGGGCGTCATAATGATAAAATCGGGGCCGTTCGGTTCCGGTACGCGGTTATTTTGGGCGACGAAAACCTCGAAACCGTCGGGCGTAATGTCGAGCAAGAAGAGCCGAAACCCGGTCAAAATTTGCTCTTCGGTGATGGACGGCACAAGGGCGGTCATGGCGTGGGGTCCATTTGTTTTGTAACCGCGACTTTTGACCAGCCCGATTGATCCCAGTCCTCTAGGACCGCAACGACTAGCCAAGTTTCGCCGTGAAATTGCAGCAAGTCGCCCCCCGCCCCGGTCTTACGATCCGCCGCCGCCAAATGGCCCGCCGCGTAAACCGCGCGCTTTATCCCCTGAATGCCCATGCCGTCCATCAGCGCCAGCTCGGGGGTTGACATGGATTGCACGCGAACGTCAATCGTCGTTGCGGTAAAGGTCGGGGTCCGCATACCCGCCGGGTTTGTCGTATAGCCAGACGATTGCAGCCATGTCGCCGTCGTTGTTCCGGTCACGATTGCGACGAACGGGGCGGCGATCGCGTGTAGGTTCATTGCCATTACTCGCCCTTCCCAATGGTCGCGACGTCGCCTTGCGCATAATTGCCCTGCCCCTTGGCGTCAATATACGTCGCGCTCGCGCCGTCAGATGCGACTTCGTACGCGATCGAATTCCACATATGGCCCGTGTCAATCAGCGGCTTGGCAAAACCTTTGCGCGCAATCGTGATGGGCGACAGCGCGGGGCTATTGGTCGCGCGAACACTTTCGCGAAGCTGCCCGGCGATACGCTCGCCCATGCGCGCCAGCGTCAAAGCGCCGTCGTACCGCGCGGCGCGCAAAACTTTTGCCATTTCGTCGCCCCATTGGGGGCCGCATTGCGTGATCATATTCGAAAAGAACGGGCGCGGCGGAATGCCCCGCGCGGGCGCGCCAAAGTTTTGAATGGCCGCGATCATGGCGGTTGGTGTTCCGTCGGGGTAAGTGGACCCTTCGAGAAACCCGACCCGCGTAACGTCCCCGGTTTTCAGCCTATCGGCAATTCCTGCAAGAAACCCTTCGGCGTTCAGGCTTGCCATAGCCGGGGGTCGCCATAGCCGGGAACGTCGGTATAGACCGGCGTGCCGGGGATATAGGTCATTTGCCGATACGGGGCCGTGACCGCCCAATATTGCACGCCGTAGGGTGTTTGCGCGAAAAACGCGGCAAGGTCGCCGTTAAAGCCCTTGAGCTCGGCCGCGATCGTGACCGAGCCTTCCGATACGTTGGACACTCGCCCGACCAACCCGGCCGCGCCAGTTGCCGATGCCCCGTTGATCACGGCGATATGCGCAACAATCAGATTTAGGAACCGAAGACGTTGCGCAACGTCCGCAATCATGGCGTCGTCTGAATTGTCGAGATAGTCGCCCGCTTCGCCGAAGTATTCGGTTGCGAGCGGCTCCCCGACGACAGCGCCAAGCGCCGGAAAGCGCGCGGCCCATGTCGCATAGTTGAAGACCGCGACGCCCATCTATCGGACGTCGGTACGCGGGCTCTCCATCAACGCCCGCTTTGTTTCGTCGGTCGGCTCAAGGCCGTTGCCGGGCTGATCGGGGTCAAGCGGTTCAAGACCCGTTTGCACGCTCGGGTCCGCGCGGCGTTCGGTCACGGCGTCCGCAATTTTTGGCGCGGCCATGGCGAAGAGCGAACCGTTCTTGACGGCCGCAAAATCTTTGCCGTCGCCCGTTGCCCAATCGTTGAACCAGTCGCCGTCCACGCCGGGCGTGACGCCAAAGCCAAAGCGATTATTGCACGCATTCGCGCCCGCCAATTTAACCGTTTTGCCTTTGTGCGTAAGATGAATACCTTGCGGCAATTTGCACGCAACCGATACGATAGTCATGGGGGGCTAGTCCTTGTGTGACGGCCGGGGCGGCCGCGTAAGCGATTTGATAGCGTAGTTGGGCGTATCTGCCCAAAGCAATCCGACCCGCCCGTTTCGCGGGGGCGGGTCGGAGCTTGTTACATGCCTTGCATTTGCGCAATGCAGATAGGCCGACGAATGATGCCGCCCCATGTGCCAGCGGATTTCTTCTGTTTCCACGCGGACAGTTCCGCAATGACAGGGTGCGCCCGCATTTTTTCGGTAAACGCTGCGTAGGTCGTTTTGATGCCGTCCACGTTTTCCAGAATGAGCTGCATAAGCTCCCCGCCCGGCAAACTGAATTCGGGCGCGGTCTTGATCGTAAGCCCGGGGAAGTTTTCCTTGATGGTCACTTCGGCCGACACGTTATAGATTGAAACCCGCTTGAGCGCGACGGCCAAGATGGGCGACAGCGCAAGCGTCATCTTGGCGTCCATATCCGGCACCAGACCAGCCATTTGACGCTGGAGCTGCTGGAACAGCAACAGGACGTCGTTATAGACTTCTTGAGCGGTGGCCACGGCCCAAGTATAGCCGCCGCCGCCTTTGACCGTCGGCAAAATCGGGGCGATCAATCCGGGGTCATTTAACATGCCATAATTCAACAGGTTGGCGATGCCGAAGAAGTAAGACTTGTTCTGGAACTTGGCAAGAACGAGCGCCGAAGCGGCGTTGATTTCAGACGCGTAGTTAATTTTGGCCAAGCCATACATTTCGAGCTCCCGCTCGCCCCATTGGCTGATCGTCTGGAAACCGTAGGACTGGCGAGCAACCCAATTGATATTTGCGCCCGCCGAACCGTTGTTTGAATAGTCGCCGTACGATGAAACTTCGCCGGTGCTTTCCACGACGGGGAACTGTGTCGATAGCGTGACCCAATCGCCCTTCTTGGTTTCACCATAAATGTCCGCCGCCTTCATCGCGGTTGTGAGAATTCGGACGACTTCCGGGTCAAGGAAGTTGGTCAAAAACCCGGGAACGCCGCTGTTTGGCGACGTTACCAGCGTCGGTTGCGCATCCATGGCGAGCTGAAAGTTTTGCCGCCACGGGTCCGCGTCTTCGGCGTTACCCGTACCGCCGACGTATTCCATGCGAAGCAACTGGTCCATTGCCATCGCTGGAAAAATGCCGAAACCGGCCAAAATATCAATTTCTTCGCGACGCATTTTGTAGCCCCTTCGCCCCTAGAACGTATTGCGATCGTCGCTTACGCGATCGGCCGCGTTGAAATCTGTGCCAATTCGCCAGCGGCGGCCGTGGAATGGACGTACCACGGCGTTTCTTTCGCCCCGGCCGCCGTAACCGCCTCACCCGCGCCGTCGGCGTTGGCGTTGGCCGACATGACATAAGTACCCACGCCGCCCGTTCCGGTGCCAAGCGCGGCAACGTAGGTGCCCGCCGGGATGCCCGCGCCGGTAAGGACGTCGCCAACAGCCAGCGCGCCCGCGCCAACCGCCGTAACCGTCAAAGTGGGCGAGCCGTTTGCCACGGTCGCGGTGACGGCCGCGCCTTGCGGGGGAGCCCCGGCGGCCCCGGCCGTGGCGGAGCCGTCGGCATAGCTGGCGTAAACCTTTTGACCAATCGCCGCGCCATTTGCAAAACGTACCCAAAAATCGCCCGCATCATGCAGCGCAATCGCGGTGCCTACCGGGACCAGCATAGTTTGCTCTCCAAGGAAAGGCGTAATAATTGACAATTGTGTGCGCTGCACAAACCCAATGCGCGATGGCACGCCCGGGTCCGCACTGGTCACGGTTCCGTCGCTGTTTTTGGCGCGCGCAAAGCGGCCGATGATGACGGGCACAGCCCCGACGACAAGAGCGCCCACGCCCGCAAGCAAAGACGCGCGCGGGTTGGCCGATGCAAAATCGCCTTCGACAGCAAAGGCAGGATCAACATGGACGACAGACTGAAACGGCATGATTTTAACCCCTACCCGGAATAATTACGACGCGACCAGCTTGCCCGCGTTGGGAAAGCGCGATTTGAAATCGTCGCCGACGGTCTTGCGATCAAGCGCGATTGCCACCACCGGCGGGGCCTTATCGGCCAGCAAGCCGACCATGGCCCGGTAAGCCGACGGGTGAACGCCGGTTGTTTTGACCTTTGCGTGATCAAGCGCCAGCTTGTAAACGGCGGCCGCGCTATCGCACGCAATTTTGACTTCGCCGATTACGGGAAAAACTTCCCGCTCGGCCGTGCGCAGCTCGGCAACGGTCGCCGCAACGGTTTTGCGCACGGTTGCCGCGTCCATTGCAGGCTTGTCCTTGTCCTTGTCCTTGTCCTTGCCGTCGTCGTCGTCGTCGGGCGCGCCGTCTTCCGCAACGGGCTTAGGCTGGCCGCAAGTCGGGCAATTGGCCGCTTCGTCGTCGGCCATTGGGTCGCTCATATCGTCGTCTTCGGCTGGCATATCGGCCGTGCTGCCATTGATCGCTGCGATCACTTTGCAAACGTCGTCGGCGTCAAGCTCGGCGTCCTGCGCCAAAAGGCCCTTGGTCGCCGCGACAATTTTGCCCGCAAGCTTATCGGGGCTCTTGCCCATGTTGCGCGAATTCACGCCGCTAAGAAGCTTCGACAGATCAAGCTTCTTGTCCTGTGCCAGCAAGGGCGCGATCGTAACGGCAAGCGCGCCGTTCAACATCATTGCCGCGCGTGATTTGATACGTGCCATTAAAAGCCCCCTAGGCAAGTGATCGCCAACAACTACGTCCGGTCCCGCGCGTCCCGCATGGACCAGTGCAACGTGATTGCCATGGATATTGCGCATTATTCCATCATAGCGCAAGCCCCCGTAAACACCATTTTGCATGTCCGGGGTATAAAAATACCCGCAAGATAGCTCTATCTTAATTTCGTCGTCAATATCGTCTATGGCTTCTTGATCGGTAAAGACTAGCGAATTGCGTACGTAAGGACTGGTAAAAATCCCGTCGGTTCCGGTACTTCCGATAGTCGCATCCTTTTGCGGCGCGGCGGCCGTGATCGGGATATGTTCGGACAAAATAGGCAGATTATTAAAAGTCTGCACTGCGTTTTCGAGCTCTTGCGGGTCGCGCAAAAGTTGATAAATTTTCTTTGGGTCCAGCCCTAGCGATTGCCAACCCGGGATTTCTTCGCCGTAATACGGGTTAACGCCCGCCTTGCTAATATTCGCAACTGATACGTGCAAGAAGCCGTTGCGGTCTTTCGAGCGTACGCTCGCCCGGTCTAGCGCCATCGGTAAGAACGCCATGCCATCGGCCCTAGCGGGGCGACTGGCGCGGTCCAGCGCCATAACCGGCGCGCAAGGCAAGGGGCGAATAATCACGCGTTGATATCCCCCAAAACGGTCCATACGTCGGTATCGACCTTCTTAAGCTGCATGACGGCATATTGCCCGGCGGTGCTGAAAACCCCGCCCCGGCTGTTGATCGTGACGCCAGCCCCGGCGACGACTGTAACCTTGCCCGCGCCGTGCGCTTCGACCGCAACGACGGTTCGAACCAGAATAGGGATTGCTGCGTTCGAATTGACCGTAAGCACGCAATCCGTCGCGTTGGTGAATAGTTGATAGGTGTTTGCGTCGGCCGTCTGCAATACATGGTCGCCGCCCCGGCCGACAACAAGCATATTGATGCCCGTGCCGGGGTCGCCCGGCGGCCCGGAGCCCCCGGGCTCCCCGGCGGTCCCCGGTGGCCCCGGTGGCCCCGGCTGCAACAAGTCTTCGGCAAGAGCTGGAAAAACGCAAATGGCGTTGGGCGCAAGGGTGATCGGCGCGCCGCCGTAGCTAGACCCGATAACGCCGCGCGTGAGCGTAGCCCCGGCAACGCCATAGATGCCCCGACCAAATTCGTAATTCGCGCCCTGCTGAATTGAGTACGAATAGACATGGCCGTCCACCAAAACGTCAACGCCGCGAAAAGCCGAGATTGCCGCGCCTAGCGACAGCGTACCCGCCCCCGTTGAAAGGACAGTAACGCGAACCAGATTGACGGGTGTTGCGATGGTCACGGTAACAGGCCCCCTATTCCAGCCCGGGGATTATCGGAATTGAAACGCAACGGCAATTGATTTCACGGCCGGGCCATGTCCACTTGCCTTCTAGGAAAGCGCCTTTTGCAACGTCGTATGTTTTGCCGGAAAAAGCGACATGCTCGGGCCGGGGCGTCTTGCCCCCGGCGCTATGCAGCCAGCGAGCCTTAGTAATCCCTAAATCGACTTGCCGGGTCCGCGTGAGGCTTGCCGTGGCCATGTTATTTTGGCTTCGCGCAATCAGGTCGGCGCGCCGCCGCGTAACGCCGTATTGCTCTTGCAGCGCCTTTGACAGCGTGCCTAGATCGCGGCCGTCCTGCACTGATCGCATAACCACGCCCTGAATGGCGGTCAAATGTTGGGCCGCTACGGATTTGATCAAATCGACGTTCTCGCCAATGGTCGCCTGCAAAACGTCGTTTTGCGTCCGGGTAAGCTGCATTCGTACGGTAAACCCGGCTTTGCGCAACATGCGCCTAAGCTCCCCGTCAACCCGGTCATTGACCGCCGTAGCGAAATACTCGGCCAGCGCCGGGGCCAAAGCGTTGAACCGGCCCTGCCATCGTCGCGCGAATTTGCGCATGAACGCCCGCAATTCCCGCGCCGGGCTCGCGTCCATAGCCATCATTTCGGGGCTGTTTTCCTCGTATGCCGGGCGAAGGTATCGCAATAAATCGTCGTGCATAGCCTTGAGCTCCCGGTCAATTCGAGCGCGATACGCGGCGGTAATCCCGGCCGACGGATAAATAGGCGTTGAAATTATTTTTGCCACGGGTGCATTTTTCCCTTGTATTGGATATCTGTTTGTATTAGATATCTGTTTGTCAGAACGAAACAAGGAACGGAAAAAATGATCAACGCCCCCGCCCGCCCCTTCGCGAACGCCGAAGAAGAAGCGTTTTACAACGAAAACTTTGGCCCCGATGCCCCGGGCGGTTGCGACCACGCCGCCTTGTACGACGAAGACTAAGGGATACAATGCCATGGCACATATTGCTGATCAAGTGCGCGAAGCCCTGATTGCCGACGGTTGGGCACAAAGCCCGGCCCCCGGCGGTGGCTTGCTTTTTGACAAATTGATTGTCGGTTGGGGCTTTGCGGGGGTCATGGTCCCCGACGGCCGCCGCCGGGTTTACGTTCACGTCCCTGCCATGGGGCGTTGGCTGGCGCGGCTAGATGGTTGGAGCGAAGTCGAAAAGGAAATCGACTTGCGCGAATACGACGACGCGGCCGCCGCGATCGCGGCAATCCTCGTGAAGGGAGCTTAAGCCAATGTACTTGGAATGCGCCAGAATTTATGTTGGGGGCGTCAAGCTCTTGGACGCCCGCCGCTTCGCCCCCCGCGCCCGCATGATCGGGGGCCGCGTCTATATCGGCTATGACAACGCCGGGGGCGAAGTTTTCAAGCTTGGCGAGCTGATCGCCGATAAATTCCACGGGTTTGTCGAAACCGAAGCGGATTAAATAAGAGCTTGACGGCTCGGTCAACCTTCGATATTAGATATCTGGTAAGGAGAAATGGAATGGCCATTATTTTTAACAGGCACAACGTGACCAACGGCAGGGACAAAGCGCGCGTGACGTATAGCGCGTTCAAGATGGTTTCGACCGGCGAAGACTGCGTAACGATCTATGCGAAAGACTTTCAGAGCGGCCGCGCGCTAGACCAGATTTTTGCCGACGGCTACGAAAACCATACCGACAGCCAAACCGACTATTTCGAAAAGGGCCGCGTCCGCATTCGCGCTGATCACGACCTTTACCCCGCCGCCTACGCTTGCGCGGCTATGAACGGGAACGCATAATGGCAAAAGCAAAAGCAATCGGGCTCAAAATCGCGTTTCTTGACGGGACGGAAAAACAAGAGCTTTTCGCGAACCCCAAAGAGGGGGCGGCCCGCAAAGCCTTTTGGATTGGCGACGGCCGGGTCGAGTATGTCGATTGGCTTCTCGAAGACTTCGAACGCAAGGCGAAGCTGGCGGCTATCTGGCGCGCCACGGCTGGCGACTATCGTGCCGACTATCGTGGCGTAAAATACGTGATGGTCTTGCGCGGCGGGACTTGTTCGGTCCCGCTCGCCAGCCTTACCGATGCGGAAATCGAATACCACCTGCCCAAAGATTTTACTTGACGGCGCGGTCAACCTTAGATATCTGATATCTGAAAGGAACGGAAAAATGCAAATCGCAAACGAAATTCTTCGCCAGCTTGGGGGCGCGGGTCGCCTCAAGGCCATGATTAACGGCAAAGATTATGTCGGGCTGCCCGCCGGGCTTCAATTCGGCTTCATGCGCGCCAAAAACGGGATTAACAAAGTCCGCATTGAATTGAACGCCAACGACTTGTACGACGTCCAGTTTTACAAAATCCGGGGCGCCGATTTCAAGATCATGGCCGAAGTCAAGGGCCTTTACTTCGACATGCTCGCGGGGGCCTTTTGGGACCACGCCGGGCTGGCGCTTAAACTGTGACCGCCGCCCCCCGTTTCAAAATTGGCGATCGCGTCATAGACCGCGACGGTTTCCCCGGTACGATCCGGGGAATTACCCACCATGACGGGGCGCATTGGTACGACGTCCAGTTGCCCGGCGGGGGAGCCGTACGGTTCGACAGCGACCTTGCCCCGGCCATGGTCACGGTTCCAGAGCTAGAGCCCTATTGCGGGTCGTGGGTCGTCGTGGATCACGCGCGGCAAGAGGCGATTTGCGAAGTCGTCTTGCGCACCACGGCCGACCGGCTGGCCGAGCTGGCCATTCCCGGCAAGGTCGATATTTTGACCGCCGCGCAATGGCTGGCCCGGGTAAACGCCCGTTTGCGCCCGGCAACGAAATCTGCTATCTAATAGCCGAAAGGATTAAATTTATGGGCCGCCCGCATAAGGGGGACCGCGTGCCAATTCTGGTACGCGTTCCCCGGCAAGTCGTCGTCGATATTGACCGCCTAGAGGTTGTCGATCGTAACGCGTGGATTGTCCGCGCGCTTGAAAGGGAATTGCAACATGAGTAGCCGCCCCACGTTACCCCCCGAAGACCCGTATAGCGAAGAAAACGAGCTGCGCCGCGCCAAAGAACATCGCGAACAGCTTCGAAGCGGCAAGCCTAGCGCAATTCAAGAGGCGATTGCGCTGCTTGCCGCAAAAGAGGACAAAGCCCCGCTAGTCAAATAGCCGCGTGCCTGTGCTGGCGTTCGGATGGTTCCGGGCGTCGGTATAGGTTTCTTCTTTTTGACCGCCGTTGCCGTCGATACGGCCAAAGCCTACGCCGGGGTATTCGCTTTTAAGCGTTTCATACGTCCGGTTCGGCCCATCCCCGATGGACATAAAATAGCTAGACGAAATATGCCGCCCGGTCCCCAACGCGCGCCCCGCCATGCGCCGGGCCGCTTCGTCTTCTTTGACGTCAACTAGATCAACCGTAACGCTGTAGCCCTCTTTTTCTAGCGTCGCAATGCGCTCGCGAATTGAGCCCGGCGACCCGCCGACAACCGGCAAAATCACGTTATCGCCGCGCGCCAGCATTACGTTTAGAACGTCGGTTGCGATGCCGCTGCTTTCCTCGTGAACCGCGCTTGCGCCCACGCCCCCGGCAAATTCAGGGATAACCTTCTTGGCGTCGTCTCCATCAACGATCGCATATCCATGTTGCTTGGCAATGCGTTCCGCCGAAGTCGATTTGCCAGCGGCGGGCGGCCCCAATAAAATACGGGCCAGCTTTTCGCGTTTCACGCCGCCGTCGCCCGCATAGCTTTCCGCCTTGGCGATAAGTGACGTCTTGGCTTGCGCGATATTCATGGCGTCGCCAGTTTCAGGATTGGCATAAATGCGGTTCGCGTAAAACTTGGCGTCCGCCTTTTGCCCGTGCGCCAGCGTCGGCGTTATATCCTTGGCCGCCACGTCAAGGGGCGACAGCGCCGCGACGATATCGGCCGCTTTGCTATTCTTGTCCGCGATCATAGCCTTAATTTTATCGACGCCTTCCCGGCCAATATATTCCACAACATGATGGGGAATAGGCTTGCCGCTTGACGTGACCATGGGGGCGTCGGGCTCGGGTTCCGGCATAGCGCGAGCGGCCGCGCGCGCCTTGCTTGCCGCCGTCCAATGCTTGTTAGCTGCCTTAACCGCTGCCGACTTTTCTTCGCCCGTCACGTCTTCGACATAGTGAGGGAGTGAAGCAACAGCGTTATGCGCTGACGCCGCCGCTTCATGAGCTTCGAAATGCGCGATATGATCCGCTTTGGTTTTTGGTTTTTTCAAAGCTTTTGCTACGGCCGTTGCCGACGCCGCTTTGTCGACTTTGGCGCGCGTCGGGCTAGAAGACGCCCCACCCCCGCCGCTGCCAAACTGGCCATTGCCCGCGCGCGGGTGCTTGCCCTCTTCGAATTCCGCGTCTTTCGCAACGGGATTATCCGGGTCGGTTTCTTCGGCCGCCCCGGCTTCCGCTTCCCCCGGTGGCTCGGGAGCCGGGCCGGATAGGTCGATACCAAAGTACGGACTGTCTTCGTCCTGCACAATTCGGTCGCGTACCTCTTCGTTGGTCACGATACCGCCGCCGACGTAAGCGACGTCCATATCCGCGTCGCTCTTGCGAATAGCCGCCTTGTCCTTTTCGTCCATTTCCCAAAGGTCGATAAAATCATACGTGATTTTTGGGTCAATTTGCCCGTCAAGGTCAAGCTGAATAAGGTCAACCATTGTCGAAAGGGGGTCGCGCAAAACCCGCTCTTGATACGCTTTCACCATGGCATAGAACGATCGCACTTCGCCGTCGCTAGACGCGTTCAAGCCCGACGGCGTGACGCCTAGCAAGATGACCAGCGGAATGCCCGTGACGCTGGCGATTTGCTCTTGCGACTGTGCCAAGAGCTTATCAAGGGTGCCGAGCGGGGTCGATACGTTTTCCAGCTCTTCGGCGTCTTTATCCAGTAGCATGAGGCCCTTGTTGTCCCGGCTATCGTTGAAAAGCGCCGCGCGCTTAAATAGGTTGGCCGCCGATTTGCCTTGCAAAACAGTGCCCATGTTGGTTTTCAGAACCATGGTGGAAAACGAATGCACCAAATCGCTAACCGACTGGCGCGCGCGTAACCAATTGTCGACGTAGGGCTTCGACATTTGCGAAAGAGACAGCCCGCCAAACGCGTACGACGGCTTCAAAATATCGGGCATTTGTCGGCCGATAATTGTCAGCAAGCGCGAGCTGTCAACCAAATTGGCCATAACATACCAGTATTGCGGTTTGTAAAAATCCGGGTGGAGCGGGTTGTTGCTTTCATATGGCCCCGGGTAAGACCAAAACGCTTCCACAGTACGAAACCCGATTAGCCCGCCCGGCTTGATTTTGGCTTTTGCACTAAATGGCTTTTGCAGCTCGGCCTTGCCTTGGGCCGTGGAAGCATCATCGCCAACGTCAATATAGATTTGCCCCCGGCCAAAGAACCCGTCGTGCTCCACCACTTCGCGCAAAACCGACCAAACCTTAAGCTCTTTCATGCGCTTTTCGATTGCGTCTATCCGCTTTTCGTCGCCACTAAACTTGACGCCCTTGCGCGTCGCTTCCGCCGCATAAATTTCGGATATACGGCGGTACTCGGGGCGTTGCGTGAGCTCGGCTAGGTAAGGGTAGCCGAGAAAACCTAGCCCTTCTGAAAAGGCTCCCGCGACCGCCCACGAATAGATTGACGCAATGGACATGCTAGGGCTGCTAGCCGCGCCGTCCATGGCCATGCTGGCCGCGTCGGGCACAAAGGCGGGGGCGCGCGGCAATTGCCACGGGTTGAGCCGCGCGCGCGGGGACGGCAAGCCCGTGTCGTCGTTAATCCGCATATCCGCCGGGGGCGTGACTACCGGCGCGGCAGTGATGCCAAGCCACGTGCGAAACCATTCGCGAAACCGCATTTTTCAAACCCCCGCAAGAACGTCGTCGGCAATTATCATGGCCGGGCGATGCGCGCGACCGAATAAAATCATGACCGTATCGGCAAGGTTGGGCGACTTGACCGCCATTTGCGCCGCCGGGGCTTTATCGACAACGATTTTGCCAAGCTGATTTTTAACATAAGTGGGTTGTGACAATTCCATCATCAGCTTGGCCAGTAGCCCAAACGGCGCGCCCTCGTTGGGCTCGTTCAATGCTTGGCTATCCAGCGATATAATTTCGTCCGGGTCGAAGTCGTCGCCTTGTTCGACCGCGCGCCACGTGGCATAGAACCGGCGACGCAAAGCCCACCATTCTTGTGCTTTGCGATTTTGGAAAAAATCCTCGTTTTTGCGCCCCGGGACGTCTTCGCTTAGGGGCGCAAGGACGCCAGCCGAGCCCCGGAAAGCGTTAACGTCAACCGAGCGACGCTGTTGGCTTTCCCGGGTTTCGTTGATCACGCGGGCGGCCCCGCGTACGCCCGCGCCTAGCCCGTCCGCGTCGTATAGAAACCCGTCAATATCCCATTCGTCGGCAAGGTCGAATGCCCGGTCGGCGCTGGCGATAATATCCGAGCCCTTGCCGCTCCATTCGGTTATGCGGTCCACCACGACGCCGTGCGCCCGCCCAAAGGCGTTCTTGTCCTTGCCTTCGTCGGCAACGTCCATCGCGCCCCGGGGGCGGCCCGTGCGCTTAACGCCAAGCCGGATATGCGCGTCAACCGCCGCTTGAACCCAGTTTGACGGAATGAGAACGCCCGTGGTTGACGCCGCATAATTTATGTCGATTTCCTGCGCGACGGTCACGGGGTCGAGCTCTTCGTTTTGCTTTGCGTACCACGCTTCGTCTTTGCGCGGATCGTCGCGCCAGTGACAGGTGAAGACTGAAATTTTGCCACTATGCCGCTTCTCGGCAAAAGGGTTAGCCAGCCCGTTTGCGCTGGATATGTCGATACGGCAATTGGTTGTGGCGGATAGCGACGCTTCAATCAGTTGCGGGCGTTCAACGTAAGCCGCTTCGTCCACAAAATAAATCGCCTGTCTATCGCCGCGCCCAATATTATCGCCCGCTTCGCCCGTAATTGTGGAGTTTGTTCTAGGAAAAGATAACCGCAAATGCGCGCTATTGGTCTTTTCATTCCAGCCGCCAGTGAAATCCGGGGGTAGGTTCTTGACAAATTGGCGCGCTTTCCAAAATAGGCTTTTCGGGTGGCCTATTTTGTCAACGTATTCCTCTTTGCGCGACCCAAACCCTATACTGATATCGTCGCGAAACAGGCACAGCGTGGACGCCAGCGATACCGCAAGCCATGAAAGACCGAAATCCCGGCTCTTCTCGGCTAACCCCGGCTTGCGCTCGCGCCATTGCCCCATAACCCAATCGCAAAATTCGCGTTGCTTAGGAAACAGGACGAAAGGGATTTTTACGGGTAAGTCGAGCTCGGCATTGCGCGGGTCAACCGTGACGCCCCAATCGTTAATGAAATCGGCCGGGTGATTGCGATAATGGATAATTAACAAATCGCGGATTTCAGGCTCGTTGCGAATAAGGCGCAGCCGAGCCGACCGCGCTTGCAAAATTGGCCCGTAGTCGGGATTGCGCCAGTCAAACACTAGTCGCGGCGGTGTGGCAATTGCAGCGGCGCGACAAGAGCGGCCCGCACGCTGTGCCAGAATTCGCGCGCCTCTAAATCTAGGACGGCCGACGATAGGCGGTCAGTTGCCGTGTCTAAACGGCGCGCGCTTTCGGATATGCGCTGTTGGCCGGTCATGCGGGCATGTCACAAGCCCGCGACGAAAGCCCGGGGGGCGCGTCTGGCGAAGCGGCGGGGGGTTGTGCCCCGCAAGCCCCGGAACGCTCCACAGCGTCGGCCAGAGCTTGACGTACGGCCGTATCGCGGTGCGACTTCGCAAGGTCGGCGGCGCGTTGCGTTTTGTCCATTTCGGGAGCCCACGCGTTCCACGTTTCTTGTGCTGCGATCACGGCCGCCGCCGCGTTGGCCTCCACCGAGAAGCTCGCCAAAACATCGCGGGGAGAACGGTTGCTAATGCGCCCGTCGGCTTCGCGCCCATAGACCCGGTGCCGGTTTTGCGAGGTGATCGCAAAAACTTCCCAACCGTTTCGGTAAAGACAGCGAACGACGGCAAAAGCAATGGCGGATTTCAAGATAGGGCTCCCCCGGGGCTAGGATGCAACCCGTTAAGACTTCTAGCGGCCGCGTGTCAATGCGTTGTCCCGATGAACCGCTCATAAGCTGCGCTAATCGCTATGGGGTCGCGCGCCAGCTCGGCCAGCCGTTCAGCGTCCGGGATATCGCCCGCCAAGAACCGGACTTGCACAATGTCGAAGCCGGATAGCTTGCCGAATTGTTCCGCCGCTTTTGTCTTGTCGGCCATCATGATTTCAACGCCGTCTTTGGTTCGCTTAATCCCGTCAAACGCCGCGCGCGCCTTATCAGACAGCTCGGACGTATCGGCCAAATTCTCGCGACCCACGCCCCGGCCGTCGCATTCCGGGCACGACGCCACGGGCGGCCGCCGACTGTCAAAATCGACGCCGCCGCCCATATCAGGCAGGGGCGCGTTTAATTGTTCCGCTTCGTTCAGGGCGCGCAAGTATTCGGACGGCCGCCAATGGTATTCGTGCCCCGCGCCGTGGCAATGCCGACAGCAACCGACCGCCCAATTACAGATTTCGGCCGGGTCATAGGTCATTCTATAGAACCACCAACGCAACAACCATTCACGATCAACGCCTAGCGGTTTTGCCGCTTCTGCTTGAAAGTGCTGTATTCTTAGGGATATTCTAGGGTCACGGTTCAACCGAACAATGTCCGGGCCGATAATTGCGCCGGGCTTTGTGTTGTACGCTTCGCGATAAGCGAAGGCATAGCTGTTGGTCGCCGCAAGCTGGCAATAAAGCTCTTGTTTTTCGGTGAGGGGCAAAATGACCATAATTGCCGGTATCGCCTAAATTTGATCACGCTGTCAATTACCCCCGATACCCCCGCACCACCCCCGACCCTATGGGGGTGCCTTAACCCATTGAAACTAGAGGCAAATAAAGCCCTTTTATCTATACCCCCGTACTTCTGTTAACTTGACACCAGAGATAAACCATGCGGTAACAACATATTATATAGTACTACATACATATGATGTTGCCGAAAGATTTAGCTATGCCCCTGACTTGCAGCCCTACGGGGGTTGGGGGCATAGCCTACGCATACCTTATAAACCAATGACTTAAACCACCCCCGAAGGAACCCCCGATATGCCCCGCAAAGCGCAAGAACGGTCGATTTACCGTTATAAAATTAACCCGGTGCAAAAATTTCGCGCAAAAGAAGCGATCGGCCCCTATTTTATGTGGGATTGCCCCGCGCATGGACAAACGCAATTTTTATCAGCCGAGAATTGTTGCAGGAAATGTTACGACGCAAACCCCGCCGTGCAGCCCCGAATTCGCGCGGCGTTGGCCAAGGCGGAATTTTATCAAGATTTTTGCCCTGATTGCGGCCCGGGCAGATTTTATGTCAAGATTGGCCTTTGCGCGTTTTGCTATACGTCAATTGGCCGGTCACGCGGCGACAAGGTTCGCGGCGCTCGGGCAGAAGCGCGCTCTAAGGGCGAACGACTTTATATGGACGCTTGTCTAAATCACGGCGTGACCGAATTTCACGTAACCGTCGCCCGATGCGCGCGATGCTTTACGGCGGGCGGCGCGCCCCGGCGCAAAGCGGGCCAGTCACGTCGCGCGGCGGCGCGTCGCGCCGGGTTGCCGGAATTTATAGAAGACTGCCCGAACCACGGCCCGGCGGCGCATAGCGTTGCGCACGGGCGTTGTCTCAAATGCTTTACGACGGCGGGCGTCGCGCGCGTGCGCCGCTAGATCGGGCAGGGGGGCTTATCGTCCCGTGCATCCCATCGCAACCGACAGCGACGGCAAACCAATTCGTCTTGCTCGCGCGACGGCGGCGGGCAAACGGCCCCGGCAGGATAGAAACCCGGCCGGGGCGGCGCGACATATCGGTTATGACGGTCCACTATACTGCGCCCCTATCCAGCCTTGCACCTCACGAGCAACGGCAACATAGTCGGCACTCGGCTGCTTGTCTATTTCTTGCCCCGGCCGATAAGTGGCCCAAATTTTGTCCCGGAGCCTCTTGGGGAGCCGATACCAATGCGCGCGGCACCCCCATAGCTTAGGGGGCACGGGGGCACCACAGCCCGGCCAATGGCAAACGTGCCTCACTTCGGCCCGTGCCCGGCGCGCCAGAAGCGGCGCGGGGCGGATAGACTTTCGAGCCTATCGGCGATTATGTCGCGATCGCGTTGGGAGAGCGGACCGCCGTCGCGCAAGGTTTTCACGCAAAGTTGTGTGAGGTTCATTGCGCCAGCTCCCACCGGCCTACGCTAGCCGATGCGCCGTAGGCCAAATTATAAGCCGTAATCCCGGACAGACTGGCGACAAAATATTCGCCAACGCGCGGCCGGTAGTTGCGGTAATGGACATACTCACGGCAAAGCGTGACCACGCCAGTCTCCACTCTGGTACGCCGATTTGTCAGCAGGGTGCGCCGGACGGCCATGCCTAGCCAAGGGTGCGGGTTTTCCAAACCGTCCGCAAGGGCCGCGTTGCGCAAGAGCGCGCGTAAGTCCGCCAAGCGGTCTTGCGCGCTTCGCATTTCGGCCGTCGCGACGGCCATGGCTTCTTTAATTTCTTCTGTTGTCATGCTGCTCTCTCCATTTTGACCAGACGGCAAACCCGGGTTTCTCGCATTTCGTTGTAAGTTTTGTGATCCTTGATCGTAAACTTTGCCGCGATCGTGTCCCCGGCGTCAAGTTGCAAGGCCCGTCCCGTAATCCACTTTATCGGTTCGCCGCTCGGCCCATGGAAAACATGCAGCACGCTAGGGCCATAGCCGTTATCGGGCAAACCAATCGCCTTTACGAAAACCAGCTTGGCAACCACCCGCGCCCCGATTTCGCCGAACCACTTATCGGCCGCGACGTCATTCTTGCGCGCCACTTGCCGGTCATAGGCGGCGGCCGCGCTAATCACGATTGCGAAGGTCTTGTCGATTACGTAGGGGCTGGCAACCGCCACTTTGACGTTGCGTTCATAATCGCTGCGCCCGGGGAGCTTGTCGGCCCAATCCACAATGGCCATAGTCTTGTCAAAATACTCGGCCGGGTCGCGCTCAAGCTCGGCCATCAGCGCCTTGCGGATTTCCTGCCCTTCGGCGTCTTTGGCGCTGCACCAATCGAGCTTGCGAACCGCCGTAGCCGTCGGGGTTGTGCGCCCGTCGTTGTTGGACGCGGGAACCCACCCGTAAAGCCGTATCGCCGCGCGCGCCCCGGCCAGAACGCCCACCGTGTCCATGGTCCAGCGCCCGCGCGCGCCCCAACCCCCAAACCCGTCGTCTTCGTCGGCAAGCCCGTTGATTTCGCGGATATGCTGGAATATCGCGAGCGCCCCGGCGGGCGCGTCAATTCCCATATGATCGCGCAAGCAAGTCTTGCCGACAATCTTGGGGCCGTTCGCGTCCCGCACAACATAGGCCAGCGTGCGGTTGCGCTTTGTCCCGCAATGCTGGCATTCCCCGGCCCAATCGCGGCCGAAGTCGCCTAGGTTGGCGTCCGCGCGCCCCGTAACAATTACGCCGTCGCCCACCCGTTCAAGCTCGGCAACAAATTCGAATTCGCCTATCTTGGGCGCGAGCCCTTCGACACAAAAGCGAACCATGGGCACGCGAATTTCGTACGTTTTCTTACCCAAGGGCTGCCGGATTTCAACCGCGTCAAACGGCTCTTGCGCCCACGTTATGACTTGCGCGTACTTGGCCGCGCGCTTAGCAAGTTTAACCAGCTTGGCGTTGGCAAAAGTGGCGTACTGCGCATGGATTTCAACAATTTCCATAACCATGTCTCCCGTTCCTGATATCCAATATCAAAGGTTGACCGAGCCGTCAAGCCCTTAATCGAGACGACTGCCCGGTGCGCAACGAATGTCATATGCGCTTAGGACCGCCGCAAACGCGTAAGCCCCGGCTTCTTTAACCGCGACCGACTGGCCCGCGTAGTCGCCCGGGCTCCAAAATTCCCACCCGCCGGGGTGGCCCTTGCTTCCATACTGCATTTCGGCGCGACGGCTGGCCAGATAGTCACGGCTCACGCCGTTCTCAATTTGCGCGCGCGTGAGCGGTATCGCTTCGATCGCGTCCCGGTTAGCGACGGCCAGCCTAATCTGCTTGCGGCACCAGCGCGCCAGCCCGTCGTTGCCGTCGATTTTGGCCCACGCAAACCCGCACGCGCCCATATCGCCGTGCGCCTCATTTTCGCGTGCGACGGCTACGACAGCGGCGGCGTTTGCCCGGTCAAAAATTGCCTGATAGTCCATAAAATCAGCTCCCTTTGCTCTTACCGGATATCCGATAACAAAGGTTGACCGCGCCGTCAAGCTGTTATTTTATAAATCGTCGGGCCGCTTCGTCGTTGGTCACGATTTGCTGCGCTTGCGCGTACGCCTTGCCAATGGCCGCTTGCCCGGTAATCGAAAGGGACAAGTGTCCCGGTCGAACAAACAGGCGCGGCTTGCCCCCGTCCGGCTCCACAATCCCGCATGTGCGGCCATCAGGCAAGCCGGGGTGCATTCCATATCCTAGCGCCTCAATCAACGCCCGGCGCTTGTTGCGGGGCACGGGGGCCTTGATCCGCTCTAGCACGCGATCAACTGCAATGGACGAAATCCAGCCGCCACAAAAACCGGGCAACCCGGCTTCTATCGCTTCCATAACCTCTTGTTCGGCCCGGCCGAGCGACGCCGCGCGCGCGGTCAAGGTCGAAGACGTTTCGGGAGCGCGAACGCATAATTGAGCGGGGTCGAGCTCGGCCGTCAGTTGGTATTGATGCAACCACTCGTTAATCACGCTTGCGCCATAGTCGCGGCCATGCCCGGCCCACGCTCCCCGTCCATAGAACCAGTCGTAAAGGTCGGGGAAGTAAGAACCGCCCATCCCGTCGCGTAAAATATCCGCGTATGATTGTTGGGCGGTTTGCATAATACAATAACGGCGACTATCAACCGTGACTGGTATTGCGTCCGCGTGGTTCGTAAACATTAAGATGTTGATACGATTATCGCCAGTTTCTTGAGTAAGCCCTTTACCTTCTATAGGAATACGGTCGTCGGTTACGGTCGTCTTAAATACTTCTAAAAAATCGCGTTTATCATTCACTTTTACTTCTTCAATTCCGACAAATAGATTTCCTTCGACCCATGTATTAAATTGGTTTCCGGTTTTTTCCATCGCTTGCGGATTGACCAAATGCGAATAGCGTGCGCCAATATTAAATTGCATTGATCGGTTGGCGAAGCTCTTGCCGTTACCTTCGGCCCCTTGAATGACTAGGCAGAATTGAAATTTGCGACCCGGGTTGCGGACCATGCTCGCCAAATAATGATAAAAGATTTCGCGATCGCGCGCGACGGGTAAGAGCTTCTCCCAATGCCGCAACCATGGCCCGGCGTCCCCTACGCGGCGAAGCGTTTCAATTGGCAAATAGGTGTTTAAGAGCGTCAAACCCTCTTCGACAATAATTGTGCCGCTCGCATATTCCGGCCGGAAACAGGTCTTTTGCGCGCGCGGGGCTTCAAAGACCCGGGACTTTGTAAACGCGTCAAAAGGGCTGTCAGTCACTTTGTCGTTTTGGATATCAAGCGCGAAAACATGGCCCCCATAAACGACGTCCATCCGGGGCTTGTCTAGCATTACGCCGGTTGTCGGTATCCATATTTTGTTGTCTCGCACGATATAGACGCAACCGGAAAAGAAGGCCATTTGCTGATCGCTCGGCACGAATTCTTGACCAACCGGGCGCGCGACCAACGACGTCGTTACTAACGTCGTTGCCATACCGGCCAGCGCGCCCGGCGCGGCCGGGGCGAGGCGTGCCTTGGCAACGGCCGCAACTACGCTAGCCGCCCGCATGATCGTGGTGTCAAGCCAGTCGGGCCGGTCTTCCCACTTTTGGCGCGCAAGGCCAGACTGTTGCATTAGATCGCGAATGCGTTCGCAATTCTTGCCGGTCCAGTAGGCTAGATGCGACGCGAGCGCGGCGTCGGCTTGGCTGGCGTCATAGCCGCCCTTTTCACTCGGCCATTTGGCGGCAAGCTTATCGGCGTCGGCGTCCCATAGGTCGGCAAAGGTCACGTTGCCCACGCCAAAGGCGGCCGCCGCGCTCTTCTTGCCGGACGCCAGCGCCGCGCGAAGCAAATCCGCGTCGTCCTTTGGGCCGTCCCATTCGGGCACGGGGGCGTCGGTCCAGCCCGCGATATCGCCGTGCGGGTTGGGCGGAAAGAATTGCTCGGCAAAGGCCACCAGCGCCGGGGTGTGATCACGGCTTGCGTCTCCCACCAACCCGTTGCCGGTCAATGCGCAAAAACGATCGTTGGTGTATAGCTCTATGTGGAGCGGGATATTTTTGCAGCTATGCGGCGGCGCGACGCCGCGCCCAATAATATGCAAGCCCCGGCCGCTTTGTGAGACTTCAATCGCCGCGCCGGGGAACCGCGCGCAAATGTCGTGCGCCAGTGGCGACCATTGGTTGCCCTCTAGCGCGCCGTCGATATCAACGAAAAAATAGCCGTCGTTCGCGAAAACAAAGCCAACCGGGCGGCCCGTGGCGTTGGCTTCATCAAAGCCATATTGATGCTCGGAAAGGTTGGAATTGCACCATAGCCCGGTGCGAACGTCAACGGGCCGCTTGATGGTCTTGCCCGGTCTATCCGGGTCGGTTTCGATCGTATAATTGACAAAACGCCGTAGCGTCGCCAGTGGCGCGAGCGCCAAACCCAATTGCATGTAACGAGCCCCCCGGCCGTGGGGTTTAGATCAATTCGCTGACAGCTTGCGCCCGAAGGTCCGCCGGAGCGTCCTTGGCCGCCGGGTGGCCCGTCGCGACGCCCTGCGCAAGAACGGCCACGTTTCGGGTTTCAATCGCGTTTCGGATAAGAGCGTCGCGAAGCCCGTCCATAGTCTCAAATTCGTGGTTGACCGAGCCCGCCGCCACGCCCGCCCGGGCCGCCACGCCGCGCCGCGTCATATTGTTTAGACCGAAGTCCACCGCTTCGACAGCGGCCGCGTCAAGCAACCGACGGCGGCGGGTTTGACGTTGCAACAAATATCTTTCGTGGCGGGGAAGCCGAGCGGGGACCATGGGGGTTTTCCTATTGTTGGACGTTACGGTTAAGAACGGTTGACCGCGCGGTCAAGGGTCCATCCGTCAATTTCTAGGGGCAATTCAGCCTGAGGCGACACAAACAGGCCCAAGACGGCAATGCCGAGCTGTTCGCACGATAGGCCCGGGGTCGCGACGATCGCCGAAACGTCGTAACCAATCGTGACCAACCGGAACAAAGTTTCCGCCGCGTCT